TTAATTTTGTAATGCGTTAACCTTTGCCTGTGCATCAGCTAATGCTTGTTGTGCTTTTGCTAGTTCATCAGCTTTAGCTAATTCACTTTGTTGTTGTTCTGTTTGTTCTTGTGCCTTAGCTTGTTCCTCTGTAATTTGAGGATAATTCTGATCTAACTCATTAATCAATAGAGCATATTCTTTCTCGACTGCATTCTTGATTAATGTTTCATCTGCATCAGAAAATCCTAGAGCAGTTAGTGCTTTAGTAACAATTTTAACCGCGCCAGACTTTTTAGCTTCGCCTTCCAAAAACTCCGTGACACCTAACTTCTGCATAGCCACTACGGCATCTTTAGCTAACGGAGATAGCACTTGAATCAGGTTAACAACCTGTTTGTTTCCTAAAATCACCTTGCTGACGTATGCACCAATAATAGGAATAGCTGCAATAGCGATTGTTGTAATTAATTTAGTAATTGTATTCGTATCCATGTGTTCTCCTTATTTAATCGTGGCAAAAGCCTTCATCATGCTGACTGGTTCGCCGCCGATTTCAACATTGATAGTTGTTGCTGTTTGGCTAATCACTTTGTATTTACCGTTCAAAGTGAAGTACTCCATACGTCCGTTGTTCCCTTGGATATATTGATTACTCAACTTATTACCATATTTATCAGTCAATGTCATAGCTGAAATAGGAATATAGTTATTGTAATCAATAGGCTTGATGCTCATGTCGATGTTAACACCATACATCTTGTTGTTATAACCGACCCAGTAATCAGCGACATATACACCGCTGAATGTTGCGTATTTTGTCGTGGAAGTTGTTGTTGATGTATCAGCAGTTGATTGTGTCGCCTTTGACGCTACCTTTTCAGCTGGCGTATTGTTATCCAATGAACCAACAACCATCACGTTTCCATCAACGCCATAGTGATTATCAGCGTATTGCCAAATCTTCACATTTGAGTAGTTAGGGAAATATTGCATAGGTGGTGTTGCTTGATGTGCTGTAGTTAAGTACCAAGCCAACCACAAAGCGTTTGGATAACGCGCATTAATACGGCTCAAATCAACGTATGAATTCACATAGCTAGTGTAGCTATAAAACATAGGCTTATACCCAGAAGCATAAATCTGATCCATGAAGGCTAGAATAGCCGTTGTATTATTGGCCGTGTTTGCACCAGCTCCTGCTTCATAATCCATTGCAATATATGAACCTTTAGCCAGTCCTGCATTTTGTGCATCCTGAACGGCTAATTGAGCTGAATAAGTAGCATCACTGACTGAGTCACCTACTTGTGCCCAGAAGTAACCACCTGTTTGCATACCAACTGCATCAGCGTTATGAATTTGTGCATAGGCTTTAGGGTTACTATAATGAGCACCCTCACCACCTCCTCGTCCGCCTAGCTTAACCATTGTAAAGTTATCGCCAACTTGCTTAAACGAATTGAAATAACTTGCTGTATCACCTTGATAACTGGCAACATCAATACCATTAGTATTGGCTGACACGCCTGTGATCATTGCACCAAAAAAGGCAACCGCTCCGATTGAAGCGACTACCCATCGTTTTAATTTATTCATTTGTTTTCCTCCAAATAAAAAAGCTAGGCATTACGCTTAGCTTCGTGTTCTGCTGCTACGTCCTCGACCTCTTTAAACGCCTTGTTGGGAACGTAATCAGAAATTGGTAACTCACGACACTTTTGATATATCTTCTCACCAGTGCCGTTACCGCCTAAACCTTTATAAGCTTGCCAAGTATACTCTAAGTCATCTAACTCGCTCAACGTAATAGCACCACGGACGATATAATGACCGCCTTTCTCATAAAGTTGTGAATGAAGCGTTGCTAAACTAGCATTTTTCAGCAACTTAAATTGTCCACTCCAAACTTTGATCCACCCAAAAATTGACGTACCAGTTAAACCTACAATCAAAGCCCCAAACCAACCTATCTCATCAAATAATTCCTTTATCGCCATACGAGTTACTCTGTTGTTTCTGCCGGAGCGTCTGCGATAAGCGCTTGAATCTTCGTCTTAGCAGCCGCCTTGATGTCATCTTCTGTTGATGTAATACTAACACCGTCTTCTGGTGTAACCTGCAAGTTACCGTTCAAGCTGTTTGGAAATGTGCCTGCATTAAATGAAACTGAAGCGTACTTCAACGTTAACTTACCGTCAACGAAACTAAATTGTAAATCTCCAACTGTCATATTCATGATTATTTCTCCTCTGCTTTCTTAGGCTCTTCTCGTTCCTTTTCTTGATATTGCTCAACCAGTGATTCTAGTTGAGCTTTAACAAGTATTAATGTTGCATTTTCTTGTAATAATTTTTGAATTACTTTATTTGTATCTGGCTGCATATTTAAAAATCCTTTCTTGTTTTATAGCATGTTTAGCTTGGCAAGCATAGTGTGAACAGAATAACTATTACCCTTGATAGAGAAAAAAACATCACCAGTTTGGTCAACCGCTAATCCGTTTTGTCCGTCCCCGCCAAATATTCCAACTAACTTATTTGTTCCATTTAATGTGTAACCAGAAACTTTAAACCATCTCTTAGTTCCGTTTCCATCAATGTAACCATACGTCTGATCCGGCGCCCAGTTTCTGTAAGTTATCGTACTATCAAACTCAACAATAGAAGCTGTGTTATCCCACGTAGAAAACTTGATGTTATCAGCAATGATGAATCCAGCCGGGTTGTCCCAAGTCCGATAACTTGATGAAACTTTGCCTGTGTTAGCACCGGCCCAAATTAATTGAGGAGCTTGACCGGCGTATTGAGAAACGGATATACCGAAAGCCATGTTAGCGGCGTCGTTGTTTCTGCCATCACCGACAGTAATCCCTAGAGGCGCACCACCGGTTGGAGAATATTGTGTTGTAAATCCGTTTCCTAACATTCCGAACGATCCATAAGTCCCACCAGCGTGATGGAAAGCTATACCGCTCGAATTTATCATTGTATCGCTCAAAAAGCTTGCCATACCGGGCATCTCAATTTTCATGCCGAGAGCACCAATGCTAACACTCGTTAACGTTGTCGAACCGCTTTTGGCATTCAGTAATATCGAATCCGGATCTATTGACACGTTGCTGTATGCAGAATCCCAATTAGACTTTATGAACTGAGTAGTGTTACCGGTTAATCTAGCGACGTCTAAGTCGATTATCTTAGCACTTGTGATTGAAGCGTCTCCAATTTGAGCAGTCCCAATAGCACCGTTAGCAATCATTGCTGATTGTATCCAAGCCGTACCTTTAATCTGGGTATTAGGGCTATCAATCGTCACATTCTTACTAATAAGGCTCATTTGAGATGCATTACCAACAATTCCACTTGTTATCGCTCCGATGTTGTCCGAAATACCAATGCTCCAGTTATCCTTAAACAGTGATAATACTGTTGAACTGCTAGATGTGCCATATGTTGGCGTGTAAGGAATGGCAGTTGATCCAGAACTTAACATAGGTCTTCCGATAACATCATTCACATTTGCATTGCTATGAACAATGATAAGCGATACATATGCTGTACCAGTTGGAGAAACCCTATTTTCTGTTGAATATTTAGCCATATCCTTGTAGGAATTTCCGATCATCCCTTCTGAACCTGCAGAAATTGATATTAATTTTTTATTAGAGTCCCAAAATCCTATTCTGATATCAAAAACTGTTGTTACAGACGGAATAAATCTTCCAGCTATGATAGATGCACTATAAGAAATTCCTGCCATAGCCGATGACAAGTTAGACGAAATCCAATCTGCAGAAGTATAAAGAACTAGTCTTGACCCAGAAACTATCGGCCTGTCAACAAAGGTTGTAGAAACAGTCGCTGTCCAAACCTCCCCAATGGCAGAACCAGCTGTTTTCCCAGTTATTTTATACCACCCATAATTTAGTGGATCGAATTCCGAGTTAGTAACCATATTCATGGTATCAACCTGTGCCAAGATACCACTAGCTGTTTGAGATAGCTGTGATTTAACGCCTTCGTTATAACTAGTGATAGAACTTTGAGTAAAATCTTTAGCACTCTGCAAGGTATTAGAATCACCATTGCCCCTGTCTTTTATCTCTTGTGTAATATCATTTGCTGTTTGACTAGCTTTTGACATTGCTCCATCTGCAGTGGATTTCACAGTGCTAAGCGTTCCTTCTGCGGTTTGAACACGTATAGACAAACCGTTTTGTGGATTAGAAACTATATTGGTTATTCCATCTATTGTTAATTGCTGTGAGGATAGTTTGTTGTTGTTATTGTAGTTTCCTTGTGAGTAATTACCAACATTAGAACCAAAAACAAGAATTGGTTGGGAAATTCTTATACCACCTGCAGTTCCAGAAAAAGTAATTACTAGTCCAATATAAGCTGCTCCAGACGGAACATCTAATGTTTCTTGAAACGATACCAGAGATGTACTCATCGTTGCTTCTGTTGTTGAAGAGTTTGCAATTATTTTTTTATTTACGTCATACGCTCTAACTCTAATTGCTGCGGATCCGTTATTATTTGTTGTTACCCCAATCATCGCCTTAGCAGTTACTTTAGTAGCCGCCTTACTTAATGGTATAGGGTTATTCATGACATATCCATTAGATGATATAGAAACGTTGGCTATGTTGGATTGTTGATATTTAAAAGGGTCTAAGGACATAAACGAAGACGGATCACTAAACGATTTATTATTAATAAATTCATTTTCATAAATCCAACCTTGGAAGTCCGGACTAAATTCAGTATTGATTAATTGGTTTATTTGACCTAAATTATTAACCGTTGACTGTACCGATTGGACAGTTGTCTCAAAGCCTTCAGCTTTCTGTTGCAGTGTACTAATTGAACCTGATTGTTGACCTTGTGTAGTTTTCAAATCACTAACAGTGGTCTTGACGCCACTAGCGTCAGATTCAATCTGCGTCATTCTAGCGTCTTGGTCACCATCTTTTTGCTGGATAGAAACAATATCTGTCTTCGCTTTATTAGCGGTTTGCGTTGTAGTTGTTAAGTCTGTCTGGAGTTGACCCGTCTTAGTATTATAGTCAGTTTGACTAACTTTAGTCTTCAATCCATCTACCGCTGTTTGAGCAGTTGTTTGAGCTGTACTGATACGACCGTTTACGTCTGTTTTATAAGTGCTAAAATCAGATTTTACTCCAGACACAGATGTTTCAATGGTACCCATACGTGTATCTTGTTGACCGTCTTTAGTTTGAATATCAGTGATTGACTGTTTTGTACCATTCACATCACTAGTGATTTGGTTAATCTTATCAGATTGACTATCTTGCGTTGTCTCGATGTCACTTATGCTTTGCTTAGTTCCATCAACATCACTTGATATACTATTAATCTTAGAAGCTTGACTTGTGGCTGTTGCTTTGATATCCACAATATCCGTAGCCTGTGAATCGGTGGTCTGCTTAACCTGTGTATATTTCGTGGTTAAATCACCTGTCTTAGTGTCATAATCAGTCTGCGATACCTTTGTTGCAACCTGCCCCAAAGCAGTTGTGGCGTCCGTTTGTGCCTTAATAACCTTGCCATCGTTAGTCGTTTGATATTGCGAGATGGTTGTTTTAATCTCACTATCTTTAGTTGTGTAATCTAGTACAACATCTTCTGGAGCCTGCTTATAATCAGACATCATATTGCCAGTTTCCAGCTGTAAATCATCAAGGTAATAAATTGTACCAGCATCTACTGGCATAAAATAAACTCTATTTGTTTTTAAAACAAATGTGTATGAATACCTTTTCCATGTAGTTGTTAGAGTTATGTTAAATGAACTATTTTCAGTGGCATTTCCGCCTGCTGGTTCAGAATGAAACTTAGCACCATCAACACTAGCCTTTGCCCAAAAACTAACTGTAACATTTTTTCCAGTCGTTAAATCTGTCCTGCTTTGGCTTATGGAGTTAGTCGAACCACCAGTCCATGTAGCTGTCGGAGTGAAAGAAAATACGCTACCTCTCGTGGAATCAGAGACCACTTGCCAACCACTAACTGGTGTCCACGAGCTAAGCGTTGACCCATTAGAATTTAACAGGTAGTTCCTACCGCCAACACTAAGTGCATTAATGGTATCGTTAATATCATTTTTAGCTGCATTAACGTAACCTTGCGCCTTACTATCTAATGCACTAACTGCCGAGTTTCTATCAGAAACTTCTTTTTTCAGTCCATCAGTTAAATCACTTTTTGCAGCAACTATGTTCTGATTAGCTGTATTTAACGTCTCTTGAGCAACCGTGGTAGTGTTGGCTTTTGCATCAGCGAGTGCTTTATCAGCCATAGCCTGTGCGTTGTTGTTGAAGTCGCCGTCTTTGATAGCTAAGTCAGCCTGCAATTTAGCTATGTCATTCATCACCTCTTGTTGAGAAATATTGTTCTGTCCGATTGCTGTGACAGTTTTTTCGTTTGCCTGTGCTATCGCTTCATTTACGCCAGCCTCTATTTGCTCACCCATTTCTGGATCAATACGTTTTTCCCAATAATACGATCCATCAGACTTTTTGGTGTAGATATATAAGACACGTCCATCACCGCTTTGTACCCACGCTAAATCACCCTCGTTAGCTGTCTGCGGTAAGTCATCAACATTATTAAGATAGTAAGATTTATTCTTACCATTAGCGGCAATTAAAGCGATATTCGCGTCCGTTATAGCTTGACCAGACGAAACGACAGCTTTCTCTACTTTACTTGCTAATGAAGCGTTGGCATCTTGATACCTTTTTGTTACACCAACATTACCGGCAGTTACAGCATAGCTAATTCTTGTGCCGTCAGCAGCGAAATCATCATCAATACTAATAATACGAATGCGTTGCTTGAAGTCCAAGTTTTCATCAACAGCAGTTAACCAATCACCGACATTAGCCATTTTGTAAGGATATCCAGCAACTGACAAATCATACAAAGACAAATTAACAGAAACCGAGAAGCTATCATCAACTTGTTTTTTTATAGCAGCTAACAAATTTTCAGCAATGGTATAGTTACGGTTATCAATCGGTTCAGCTTGTAACTTTCCATAAACACTAGCGAGTGGACTTGTATAGGTTACATGCAATCTATCTCCTGTCATATTTTCGGGGTCAGCATATTCTCCAAATCCCTCACCGTAGGTAACAAAACTAGTAGCATCGTTTTCTAAGGTCATGTCTGATAGGTTAAATCCATACCGAACAATAGTAGATAGATCTGTTCCTATATTTTTGAATATTGAGATCAACGTACCGTTAATTTCAAATTCGCCTTCAATGCTAGAAATAATGTCGTTAAAAAGTGAGAGTTTATTTTTCATCCCCCAATTCTCTTTTTGAATTGCGTTTGGATTGAAGTTAAGTGTATAACTGTATCCCGTATCAGCGAATATTTGATCTAAATACCACTTAATAGTATGGCTACCGCTTGTTTCAGAATACAAAACGCTTTTAGTCATATCCCAGAAGAATTTATGAATTGCGTCAAATGATACGCTGTTGTCATTATCATTTCTTTCAAAATAGGTCACGACATAAGGCTCACCATCAAACTCAAGTGACCAACCTTTGTCAATCTTATTCAGAACGTCTTTGCCGTCATACAAATTTCCAGTGAGCGATTTCTCGCCGTTTAATGCTGATTTACGCTGAATCGTCCCAACTGCAAGGAACTTATTACCAGCGATATTTTTAAATGTAATCATAGGTATAACTCCTTGTAATCATGAATTTCAAGTGTTGCCGTAATTGAGCATGTAACAGCCATTGTGCCACTAGTAGATGGTTCTAGTACAAAGTATTCAAGGTTAGTGTTGTCATTGATAGACAGTGTGTTTTTTAGGTTATACACGCCTCCTATTTTGAATACATCACCGTTAGCTACTGTTCCGCTGTACGTCCAAGTTTTTGAGCCTATTTTCAATGAAATAGCACTCGCTGTTTGCTTAGCGGTTAGTAGTATGTAAAAAGGCACCTCTAATTGAGATGCCGTAACCGTACCTGCATATAGAATTGTACTAGTAATCGTTGCTGTTTTAGGCTTTGTTTCGCCAAACGGTAGCACAGCCGTCACAAAACTAATGCTTAGTTTGTAGTTTTGTTTGCTATTAACACTCCCAGAGAATTCTGGTGCAAACGTGTCATCTAGTGTGACGAGAAAACGTTTCTTGCTTTCCGTGCCGCCGGTTTGTCCTAATTTGTTGCCTGTTGACTGACCAGGTCGTTCAAAACCATACTGCCCTGAATCGGAATAAATTGGTGTGATGTAATAAGGCGTTGCGCTGCCTAAAAGCTGATACAACCAGTTACGCTTTGCTTCGTAATCAGACGGGCTACTTGCTTGCATATACCCTGTGTATGTCAACTTTTTCTCGTTATAATTACCACCAAAGTTTAATTTACCGTTTCGTCCATTGAATGATTTAGCATTAAGCGACAGGCTAGGTGTGCTTTCATCAAAATCAGTGGTAACTACGCCCTTATCGCTTAATTTAGCACTTGATGTGCCATTCGTAATCAATAGATCCATTAGATACCTCCCGTTACCAATCTAGTTGTTGCTTGTCTACGTGCGTTCTTACTGTTCACGGTTGTTGTAATCTTGTCACCGACTATTTCATTGTGGATTTCATAAACTGGTGTTTGCGCTGATTGTTCAGCCACTTCATCACTCAACGAAGCTAGTCCACCGTTAATCTGTCCGGCAACACCTGTACTGCTGGCTGTTAGTTGAGCACTAGCCACATATTTCTGCTGTCCGAACTCATCAGCAATCTGTCCCGCATAAGATGAGACCGACTTTTTAACGTCAGCAAAGTTTGCATTTAATGAGCTTCCGAATCCACCCATAATCGCAGTACCGGCGGGAACAAGTAACTTTTTATCATAACTAATTGGCCCCTTATGGGCTTTGATCCAACTAGCAATACCGCCAACGAAAGAAGTTATAGCTCCCCAAACAGACCTCAAACCATTTAAGAACCCGTTCATAATTGCACTACCGGCTCCAAACAAACTAAAGTTCATCGCTCCCATAATTGCGCCTTTAACACTGTTCCATATGCCAGAAACCCAACCAACTACACCGCCCCAAGCACCACGTAAACTGCCAAAAGCATTACTTGCCATGCTTCTAATTGTCGATACTATTCCACTCCAAGCACCAGATATTGCGTTTCTTGCTGAATTCCACAATCCACTTACAAATCCTGATACTCCGCTCCAAGCGCCACGAAGTGAATTAAAAGCATTGCTTGCCATTGATGAAACTACAGAAACAATCGCACTCCATATTCCAGAAATTATCCCTTTGGCTGAATTCCAAATAGACGAAACAACTCCTGCTATGGCAGACCAAATTGATTGTAGTGTGTGTACAGCATTACTTGCCATCGAGCTAACAATACTAACGATCGCGCTCCAAACCGAAGAAACGACAGACGATACCGCATTCCATATTCCTGAAGCGATTGCTATCAATCCGTTCCATATGGACGATACAGCATTAACGGTTGTGGTTGCTATCGTTGTAATAGTCGTTAATATTACGTTCCATATTGCTGTTGCCGCCCCCACAATACCATTCCATATTGCGCTTATGGTTCCAGTAAAACCGTTCCAAACAGCCACGATAGCATTAACGATTGTCGTGATTACTGTTATCAAAACATTCCATATTGTAGTAAACAAAATGACGTTTGCTTGCCATGCCGCCGATAGGTAAGGCGCTAGAAAGTTCCAGGCAGCTACAATTCCATTGACGATAGCAGTAACTACTGCGACTATTCCGTTCCAAATTGTGCTAAATACAACTACAATTCCTTGCCATAGTGCACCAAGCAGAACACCTAATCCAACCCAAGCCATTTTTATGCCTAATAAAACTGCTTGTACGACAATCAGGATTGTATTCCAAATGTCTTGGAATATAGAAACCAAATTAGCTAAAGATGACTGTAAAAACGACACAAAACCAGCCCATAGCGCCTGACCTGTTTTAGTCATTGTAAAGAAATAAACAAGCCCAGCAACCAAAGCAACTATTGCTGTAATCACTAATCCAATCGGATTGGCAGCCATAACTAAGTTAAACAAAACCATAGCAGCCCTAGCAGCCATTAAAGCTGTTTTTAAACCATTAATTATTGAAGCAACAACCGAATAAGCTTTAAATGCTATGAATAAAGCTCCGGCAGTAACAACGACCGCTTGTATAATATCTCTAACGGCTTGCATCTTCATCATTGATGATATAAAGTTAGCAACAGACGTGATAACGTTTCCTAATACTGTTCCTATTTTGCCGATGGCTCCGCCAATATTTTCAAATACAGATGACGATCCATCAATGCTTTGAAACTTATTATATAAGTCTTGCACGATTGACACGGCAGCTTGAATAATAGAGATAACCGCTTTAACGACAGCTATAATTGCATTCCAAGCCGATTGAACAGCCCCCGTATTCAAGAAACCATTTATTAAGTCAACGATAGCAGAACTCAAAAATACCGCAACGGCTTGAACACCATTCAATACGTTTGATACAGACCCCCAGTTAACTCCAATTTTTGATGTATTACTAATCACATCGATAACGGAGCTAACTACGTTTCCGACAGAAATAACAACGTCCATAATAGCGCTAAATACAACGGTTATTGTGTCCGCCAATACAGAAAAGTCGAATCCTTGGACTACTTTAGTAAATGAGTTTGTTATTTGACTAGCTAAATCGATGAATCCGTTAACCGCTGTAGATACGAAAGACACTATCGTGTTTGTTATAAAGGTGAAAACCGGCGCCAATGAATTGGCTACAGCGATGATTCCCTTTATTCCAGAAATGATGACGTCAGACAATGCAGAAAAGTTGATTGATTTAGCCATGTTTAGAAAGACGTTAGTAACAAATGTTGCAAATTGTTGAAACAGACCAACCGATCCACTTGTAAATGAACTTATTGCTTTCTTTGCGAAATCGAATGCTGGCGCTAATCCAGTCGTTATCGCCTTACCAATATCAGCTATTGAGTTTCTAAATTGTTCACTTGTTTGATAAACATAGGCGAACGCAGCAACAACAGCAGTAATAGCTACAATAACCAAGCCAAGTGGACTAAGAAATAGTCCTTTAATTGCTGTTCCCACAGTACTCATAACACTGCCTATTTTAGTTGCAGCAGTTAAAAACGACCCCGTTGCCAGAGTCGCTGCACCTATAATTGGAGAAAATCCCAAGAAAGTTCTTATTCCACTTCCTATTGCACTGTTAGATGTAGTAGCCCATTCCAATGTGCTACTCATCATGTCAACAATACTAGAAATAACACCGGCACTCCCTGCCATTGCGGCGTTTCTTAACGCTTCCCAGTTACCACCAACTTGTTCAATCTTTGCCCCCAAGTTTTTCTGCATTTCGCTTGCTTGATCGTTAAGAAACGATGTGGCAGTTCCTGTATCTTTTGAAGCTGCTTGCATTGCTGCACTATATGCATCCCAACTCGTGGTAGTGTTATCCGTCTTGTCTTTAATAGAACCCATCAATGGTAGTATAGCAGCCATACCAGAAGTACCAAACATAGCCTTTAATGCAGCTGCCTTTTGTGAAGATGTCATACCAGCCATAGAATCTGATATTTCATTCAATATTTGTGGCAATGGCTTCATGTTCCCGTTGGCATCATTAAAGCTTAGTCCCAAATCCTGAGCAGCACCAGCAGCTTTATCAGATGGTGCTTGCATCATCAGTAACGCATGGTTTAAGTCCAATGATGCCTGTGCAGCACTAAACCCTTTGTTAGTTAACAATCCAATAGCTTCAGATGTATCGGTCATGCTGATTCCAGCGTTAGATGCCGTACCACCAATAGTAGCCAAAGCTTGCTGCATATCTTCAATAGATGCGTTTGACAAGTTAGCTGTTTCCGTTAATATAGCTGCTGCTTGTTGTGGGCTATCCAGAGAGTCCCCCCAGATATTCATTGCTTGTTGCACTACACTGGCTGTAGATTGCAAATCAGCACCAGCAGCAGTAGCAGCTTCAGCAATCGCAGGAAACTCTTTTTTGATTGTTCCAAGTGAAGCTCCATCTCGAGCCATCGCCACCATAGCGTCTGCGGCATCTTGAGCACTAATAGGCAAAACAGCACCCATGTGATTAGCTACGTCAGCTAGTCCTTGAATATCTTTTGATGTTCCACCTGCTATGACCGCTGCTTTGTTCAATGAAGCCTGAAAGTCACCAAAACTGTTCGTGCTTTTAACCCCCAAAGCCGTTATCGCCGCCCCTGTAACAGTCAATGTTTTACCAATACTAGATATGGCCTGACTTGTACTACTCATAGCACTGCTGGTAGAACTAGAAAGACTTTTCATGGCTGATTGATAATCCGATATATCAGCACCAACGTGAGCTATAACTTCTCCACCATTATATGTTGCCATTGTCACTCCTTTCCCCACCAAACGCTGCGGATACCTTGCTATAAAGCTCAATACGCTTCTGTTTGACGGTTTGTGCTTCTTCCGGCTTATAAGCCTGTTCTAGCTGTCTTTCCTCCTTGGCACGATCAAATACTTTTTTGAATTTAGGTTTCTTAGTATTGCTGAAATAACCAATGTTAGCAGCTAAAACAGCCAATCGTTCACGTTCATCAATGTTGGCCATTTGAACGCCCTTAATTACCGCATCTAACTCCCAACGGTATAAGGTTAAGACCCAATCAATATCAAATATTCCAAATCTTACACAAGTTTCAATTAGAGATTTTCGTTCAGCAATTTCAGAATACGTTCGACGGCTGCTACTTGTTGCTCTACCTTTTCTGTTTGTATCCTCTTCTTCAGATTTGGAAGAGCCTCCTCGATGTTCTCTTTCTGTGTGATGATTGACTTCTTGAAAAAACCGCTATTTTTCAACTCATCCTTTAATTCGTTTAACGTTTCGTCAATCTTTTCGCCGTCTTCAGTGATTTCATCAACAGCGGCAAAAACGTCATCTTCCGATGCTTTGCCAACATTTCCCGCAACTTTAATGATGTCAACAATTACTGACGTATCACCCATCAAGATACGAGTGAACAAATTTGTTGCACCGTCTCCCAGATTGTTTCCTTTGTCGTCTGTATTACTAAAGTCTCGATTAGCGTTAAACAATGCCTTAAAGTTGAACTTCAAAGCTGATGTAGTCTTACCGATTGTTACTTCCATGATTTAATCCTCTTTCAATTTTTATGTAGAGGGCAATAGCCCTTATTGTCCTAGTTCGTCTGTGCCGAAGTTACCAGTTGTTTCACCTGGTCGTTCAAACTCGTACAATTCTTCAAGTGATGATAATTGTTCATCAGATAGTGGAAATGTACCATCTTTCAACTTATCCAAAATGTTCAAAGTATAGTCAGCGCTCACCAGATCGTCACCATCATCAATATCCAAGCTATCAACAACACCATAACCAAACATTGCCGGAAATACTTGGTGTGTTGGTGCACCTTCTGCGTCGCTTTCCTTTTCCTGGATAGCAAAGCGCTTGTCAGCAACTACTCGCCAAATCTTGACTTGATTTCCGTCATGCTTTGCACTCTTAATGATGTCAATTGACTTGTCACCTGGTACAACGTATGTCGTTAACTCGATTGAGTCTTCATTTGTTGAAGGCATTACAATGCGCCCGAACTTTGTTTGTTCGTCAATTGAATCACCCTCAATGCTAGTTGAGCCGTCTGTTTGCAAAGCCGGCAATATTGCCTTACTTCCTACCGCTGCGGATGTATCTTGAATAAAGTACCAAACTTTTTTACCAAGTGTTGGGTTGCCCTTTGTGGTTTCAACACCGTTATCTACGTATGCCATGTATGTATCTCCTTTTAAATAATTGCTGTCACAATAAAAATCACATGATAGACATCTCGTCCTACCGAATCGTCGGTAATGGTGTTAGATGTCACTCGTGTGATTTGTGGTGTGGCGTGTTTAATTTGTGATTTAACGCTGTAAATTGTTTCTTCCAGCGCCGTTCTACTGTCAATTGAGTAGAATAGATCAATTTGTAAATCTGTTGTTAGTACCTCATAACCATTCTTGCCAGAGGGCGCGTCATCATCAAAGTGAGTACCAATCACAATGAATGGTTCAGGTACTGTTGCATCCGGTAGCCGTGACTTAACTGGAATGTCACCTGTTTTCAGGCTGTCACGAATACTGTTAATCAACATATTCATTGGTGATGTCATCTAAGCCCTCCTTTCAGTAAGTTTTGAAGCTTTTGGAATAGAAACGGTGACTCTTGTGCCATAGCCGGTCGCATGAATGATTTACCAGCCATCTTACGTGTACCAAATTCCTGATAAACAGAATATTCAGCACTTGAAGTAACGTCCGCGCTTAACATTCCGGTTTTTTCCGAAGCTATGTGTTGCTTCAAATAGCCTGTATCAACCGGCGCAAACTTTTTTGCTCTTGTTTCGACGCGATTAGCAGTGTTCAAAATGATGTCACTAGCTTCCTTCTGAATAATAGCTGGTTGGCTGTTAAACTTCTTAATCAAAGCATCAGCACCATCAAACGTGATTGTCATTTTTGATTTAGCCATATTACACCGAACCTATAATGACAACTGTATTTTTTCGTGCTTGCTTGATGACTGTTGGTTTGCGTTTGATAGTCTCATCTATCAGTACATAGTCCATATTAGGAACCTTGTTCTTAAAATGAATTTCTTGAGCACCTGATTCGTACTTACCGAACACACCCATATTCAACTCATCACCAACACCGGTAATTCGACATGGTAACCAATCTGATGTAATTGGCTTGACTTCATCGTCCCAACCGTCATTGTCAGCTTTCTGATTAGTAATGATTTTAACGCGGTCATTGTATCTCATCAGACAAACCTCGCTATACCGTTACCACCCTTTTTCTTGCGATACTTGGATAGATAAGCAGCATAATCAGCCACATCATCATCAGACCACGTAGCCGTCACGTCACTCTCACCAGATGACTTTTTACCCTCGTCACCAATACGATTAAAGCGCCTGATTGTAATTTCACGCAACAACCATGACATTTCATCAGGAAACGCTGTAGCGTTGTTTCCGTCCTGATTGATGTAGCTTAGCAACCTAGCTTGACTATCGTCCAACAGCAGATTTAATAGATCATCTTGCTTGGTATCTGTGATTGACACAAGCAGTTTGACCTTAGTTAAATTATTAGTTTCATCTGCCATAGTTCCTCCTTAATAGGCTTCACACCCCATTCGACAGATTTAAGCGTCTGTGTCGTTGACCAATGCTAACAAGTCAGCCTTTACAGCGCTTGATGAATAAGACACATTGTGTGCATCTAACCACGCCTTGATTTCAGCGACCGTATTAGCGTCAGTTGGTTTAGCCGGCGTTTCATCAGCTAAGTTATTAGCCGGCACTGGGTGCGGCTGCAATTGTAGCTTCAACAACACCATCAGGAATTTCAGTAAACAACTTGAACGCACCAGTAAATACTGATTCCAATGTCAAGTTAGATACGGTCTTGTCAGAAACAACGGCCAACAAACCTGTTTCATCTGTGTAATCTACAAATGAACCTTTCAATGGTGAATTAGCCATGTCAAGGTATGCCAACACAATGTTATCAACGGCGGTAGTATATACCTTTCCTTGTGGAATTGAGCCCAAAGAAATAACGCGATCAGCTCCAATGAAGTTTTGCAACAACGTCATACCGTAAGCGTTTGAAGCGTCCGCCTGAACCGGCTTTCCAGACAAGAAATTAGCAACATCCATTGGGTTAACAAATGATACAAATGATTGGCCTTCAAATTCTGGAACAAGTTGCAATTTTCCCCATGATTGAGACAAGGCAATTTGCAAATCAGTAGCCGAAATCTTTGTGTTGGTAGTTCCTAAGAAAGAAACAAAGTCAGTCTTAACGCCTGATTGAATTTCACGCATCAAGCGCTTGTCTGATTGGTCAATAGCAATATTTGCACCATGACGCGCCACAGCTTCAGCAGAAACAGCACGGCGCTTCTTCAACCATTCAACTTTTACAGTACGGTCAAGCGCACGAGTTACCTTTGACAAAGGAATTGTTTCACCCTCACCGACCGTTGCTGCCGTGTCCATATCAACAGCCCACTTGTACAAATTGATTTGCATATCCGCCGTCATTGGTTCTTTGCGAGTTACACCCAAAAGGGTTAATAGATCATTGATTGATGTTCCAAATTTGTTAACGAAGTCAATTGACTTAATCGTCCCCAAATCAGCCATCACGTTTAAATTATTTTCAGCCATGCTTATAGTTCTCCTTATTTAAATAAATTAATGTTTTCGGCAATCAGTCTTTGGCGTTCAACTGTATCGGCTACTTTCAAAATTTCGCCTTTGGTTAATGTTCCAGTCCGACCGCCTGCTTTTGGATTGTTGCCTTTAAGCTTTTCATTGACCGCAGCTTCAATAGCCTTGTCAAATTCTGCTTTGATGGCACCAATATTGTTTTTTGTTGTTTCGGCGTCTTCTGATAGCACCATGTTAACAAACGAATCAGGCAGACCACTTTCTTCAAGTTGGTGTTTAGCCTCATAGCGATACTCACGCATGTTAAGCTCTTTTTCACGCTTATCCAACGTTTCTTGCTTAGCTTTGTCCTCGGCTTCCTTACGTTCGGCAGCAGACATCTTAGCAAGTTTTTCAGCATTACTAATTTCTGTTTGCTTTTCCTCGTCCCACTTTGCTTTAGCAGTCTGCAAAGCATTGGCGATACGCTTGTCAACTTCGGAATCAAATTCCTTTGGCGTAAACGTCAACTTGTCATCTTGAGTTTCTGTTTGCTCTTGATTGTCAGTTGTTTCAATTCCTGTGTTTGTTTCTTCTGTGTTAACTTCATCAGCCATATTAAATTCTCCTGTATTTGTAGCCCATACACACTGTTATTACTCTAATGTCCCGTGCACACAGCTAAGCCCACACACAACGTTCATAACAGCCCATACACACTTATTTGAATAGATTTAACGACGTGTTCGGGTCGAATGATTGTAATTAAAAATCCCAATCCATATCCGGTAAATCATCTACCGTATCTGAATCGAGATATTTATTGTATTTAGTTAGGTCACTTGTCGCCGGTACGATTGTACTTCGACAGTTTGGGTGCATTGCTGGTGCGTTTGTTCCTGGCATAAACTCACTCAATGGGAATGTTTGGCCATTCATCTCGCGACAGATTGATGATGTACGACTATCCAAAACGGCTACGAACTCATATTCTTTAACGCCCATGTTGTCATATCGTTTGGCAGTTGAAGCATTAGCAACATACGTAGATTCAGTACGCACTAGCCGTTCTGTATTTGGCTTAGTACCACCAAATGTATCACGTAATTTCTTAGCTGTGACACGTGGATTAGTGCCGTTAATAGCTGCCTTAACTAACTCATCTTTCAACTTGTTAGCTAGAACATCATTATCACGCCATATTCTCTGTGAATAACTAGCACCACTCCATTCCATTTGTAGGATTGATTCAATTTCGCGCTCATTCAGTGTCTTTATTCCATTACCAACCGACAAAACACTGTATATATATGCACTTTCCTTAGCAAGGTATGCGGTAAACGTTTCTGATTGAGCGTTGCTAGCCTGTAATATCCTAAAATCAATCTCTAGCTTCAAAAGTTCTAATCGACTAATCTTAGATGTCATATACTGTGCGTTTAATCGCTTTAACAACTCTGGATTATCCTTATTTGACATTCGATAGGCATTCGCACGTTTCACATAGTCGTCAAGGTCAACAGCTCTCACACGTTTCCTAGCTTCATCATACGAGATTGTATTCTTATCTGCATACTTCTCATAGAAATCATCTATCTTACGTGAGACATCATCAGACGCAGCTTGATATTCTTTCAACACAGCATTAGTCAGCTCCGTGTCTTTAACATCTAGCAAGTCCATAATTGCCTTTGTGCGCTTTTCCCAATAATTATCAGCCATTTACACCACCGTCATCAGGTTTCAGCTGTGAATAACCAGTTTGCGTTTGAAAGTTATCAGCCTCTTGTTGTTTTTCATCAGCCAACCGTTTCATCTCTGTATCAGCGTCAACGCCTGTAAATGTCTCAAGCAGTGAGAACAATGTTTCATCACTGATAACACCATATAGCTGTTTAAGCTGCGAGACACGTTCTTCATCATTCTGTGGCACGTTTGGTGTGAACTTAACTTGAATATCGTTAATCAAGTCATATAAGCCATCTTGCTTGCCCTTTGTTGATACGCTGTTCTTGATAGCCCACACATTACCAAGCAAACGCAGACGGCGCATAATTCCACGCGTCATCAGACGTTCTTTGGTCTTGCGCAGATTGTCATTGCCCATAAGCTTGTACTTCATAGCTTCACCGGACTGTGTACCAGCAAAGTTCTGGTCGTTAGTATCTGGTGTAAACGTGAAGCGTAGAATGTCATCAACTAACCGTTTCTTATAGGCTTCGGCGCCAGTTGAATCATAAGTCTTGGTCAAATAGAAAGCATTCGGATTGGGTCCATCTGGATCACTGTTGTTATCCATTATCAGCATTCGAGCTTTTTTCATAGACTCAAATACAGACGTGCTAGAATTTGCAGTCAGTATTGGTTTACCGAAATCATCAAGCAACGGTTCACCATCAGCGTCTAATTGATACTCCGGCTCTGCTGTTCCAGTTACTGGATTGCCAATCAACACTAGGTAAGCGTCATTCATATCCTGCTGAAAGTTAGCTAGTTCTGACTGTGATAGATCATAGGCATCAATTCCATCTAGTACGCTTTCAAAGTCACCCAATCGTTCCTCGTTGTTCTTGTACTCGTTGATTGGCACACCATCATAAGCATGTTCGGCAACATCAACAAACGTCATGCTGCTAAACGAAGATGATTCAGACTTGTAGTAATATATCTTGTCTGCTGTGTAGACTTCCACAAAGCTGTTTGTATCGCTTTCGCTATAACTAATTTGATAAAAGCGCACACCGAACAATGAATTAGCAGCTATTGTGTCATCATAAACGACAAATGTTTGCTCTGGTTCGAGTTTGGTAATGCGCTCTTGTGCATTTGTATCTGAATAAACCAGCTCATATGCACGTCCGTATATACTCAAATCTGTTTCGAGCAATCCGTCATGATAATCAGCACCGTTTTGTTTTGAAAAGTCGTTAATCTTATCAAGCAAGTTTTCGCTTTCGCTGTCATAGGTAATCGGATTACCCAACATATAACCTTGCATGAACACGGTAATGTACTTAGCCCAATCACTAGCAATACGATTGTCAGCGCGGTCTTTGTCTCGTCCTGTGTCACGATACTTAATGTTGTTGTCAGCTAGATAATAACGCTTCAACTCTTGCAAACGTGGTAACTGCCTAGATTGAAATGACGTGATGTAATCATTGACCTTTTCAATAAATCCAGTCGAACCCATGTCAACAATATTTTCAAAGTCGTTAGCCGACATTTTAAACACTTCATTTGCTTGCGGTCCAAACCTTGTTTTAGTTAAAAAATCTATTGTCATAATTACCTTCCTAATCCTAATTGCTTAAATGCTTCCATGCGATCAGTGGTGCTCTTTCTAGTCATGATTAATGGCTCTGCTGCGTATCTCATGGCGTCCATCAAGTGGTTATTTTTATCGACAGCCTTACCAACCCAACCGCCCTCTTTGTCGGTATCATAAACATACGAATTAAGTTCTTCTATGGTGTGTTCAAGCGCTGGCAATACATGTATTTTGAAGTCTTGTAAAAACGTAACACCAAACATGATTTCGTACTTGTGTGCACGTTTCATGCCTGATATCCCTTTGTTTTTCAACTCTTGTATCATGCGATCACCACCGTTAGCATAATCAGCTCTAATATCGCCTTGTTGATAGCCATGAACATAGAGCCATCTAAATATTTCATCAGTTAGCATGTGCTGCTTATACATTTCTTTGTAGATATAAACATCTTTTGTCCTGCTATTGATTGCATACTCGATAAATGCAGTAGGGTCTGGTCCATATCCCCAATCCATTCCACGTACAATACGAGCGTCTTTAACAACTTCTCTAACGTCAAACTTCTCAACAATAGTGTTTTCATATATCAGACCTTCTGCAACGCCCCACTCGCCATCAACAGCAACTCTTGCACGTCTCGGATTGCGTTCCTTCATCTCTAAAAGACGATTAACGTAGTCTTCATCAAGGAATGGATTGTCTTTGTAGGTGCTTGTTATGGCTAATGAGTTATCAACCCTAGTATCTTCATCAAAGAATTTAGGTTTCAACCAATGACGTTCGTTCCAGGGATTAAATGTCAATATGGTTTGATAAAAGCCGTCTGGATCATCAATCACACCACGCATAGATTCATCAACCGTTTCAAATGATTCTTCTAACTCCATTTGATAGGCTTCTTCAACCCATAAGCGACACAAGTTACCAGTCTCAACAGATATTGACGTGATAGACAGTGGTTTATCAGCACCGCGGAACAGTATCTTTTGTCCTGTTGGTTTATACGTTATTTCAGGCAGTGAGCTATTGAATTGAAAAAGGCTACCAACGCCCATGCGATTAGCAACCTTTTGTAATAATGTGAATGTTGATTGTCTGTTAGTGTTTGCGTATCGTCTCAATACAAGCCAGTTCACGTATGGTTTTGTCACAATATCAAGAATGACCTTTGTGGCTACACCCTCACTCTTACCGCTACCACGGCTACCTTTGTAGGCAATATAGCGTGCTTTACTGTTAAACAAAGGTGCATAAGCTTTGCTGACCATTTTAGGTAGATTCCAATTGGTTGTAGGCATTAAATATCCTCCTCAAATGGATTGATGTTAATAGTGATGTCACCGTTATTACCAGATAGCAGCTCTGCTTTCTTTTGTGCAATATCAGCTTCAGCGCTCAACTTGCGTATCTGCTGTTCAATAAGCTTGTCGTTGTTTGGATAACGTTTAAGTATCTCTTTCAAAGCGCTAATTCTTGTCTTTAAATCTGCTTCTTTCTCGACTTTCTCAACGCTCACAGGAGTTGCCACAACGACTGTTTCTTTCTCTTCACCTCTAGCTATACTAGTAAGCAATTCAACGGCTTCTGTGTAGCTCATAACACGGTTTGAGGCTATGTCAGTCATGCACCTTTCTATGTATTGCTTTAATGTAGTATTTTGTAGTAATTTTGGGGCATTTGTATTAGCATATTTTTTGCTATAACCAGCTTCAATTGCTGATTGAGTAGCGTTTCCGGTCTTGATATACTCATCAGCAAACTTCTTCTGCTTTGGCGTTAATTTCATGTCATTGTGTCACCTCCTTTCAGAAAGGCATTTTTTTGATTACTTAACGATTACAGCTTTGTTTGCATCGGGTGTGATGTTTCTGACCGAATATCCAAGCTTAATTGTTTCCTCAATAACCTCAATCACGTTGTATGGTAAATGCAATGCCAATACCGCTATCGAATGTATTTTGTCTTTCTCAATCATTTGAGTTAAATACTTTGATGATAACTCGTCCATCTTTTCTCCTCATTCACTGCAAAATAAAAAGCGCTCAAGCGCTTGTTGATTAACTTATCTTTTTAACTTTAGACTTTAATTTTCCGAAATAAATATTATCTTGTTGATCAATAGCATATATTAAAAGTCTTCTGTGTTTATCTTTTGCTAAACCACCTAGATATTCTATTGGAAACTCTTCTTTGTTTATCGATAACCCGCTTTTAGAAGGAATGTGTAAGGCGACGGTATTATGATATAGTGCGTAACTTTTTTCAAAGTCGGTCCATATATTCTCGAGCTTGAACTTACTGTTTGTAATCCCACATTCTTTTACGTCTATATCAATCAATCCTATATTTGTTAAGTTGATTTTAAGATAGGTATCATTTATGTCTTCAGGTAACATTTCTCCAGTGTTTTTATCTTCTAGGTAGACACAACCATACTGGTAGAGCATGATACCTTTTAGTTTTAACTTCACTTGCTTTTCAAACTTACTACTTAAAATACCGAAAAATATCGCCATTGCTGCTAGTATGCCGCTTGTCCACTCTGCCCAGCTTCCAGTATCTAATCCTAAAAACATCATCTCAAACCTCCAATAGCAGTAATTATACTACTAGAGAGACATGGGTTGGATTAGAAATTAAAAATCAACCATATATTAAATACAAAACAAATAGAATGAACCAACTAACCTTAACAATATGAAATATATCAAGCAATAGTACTATAAATAAGACTGTGCCAACTCTATTTTTAACTTGCTCATCTTCTGTTTTAGTAATCATCAAGATATTCTCCTAAACGTGCCACTCGGCAACTAAATAAAGTGTTCGACTTTCAATCGGTCATCATTGTACTCAAGTGCATACATCAATTTGTTTGAACCAACAAAGCCGTTCATGGTTTCCCAATCATCACTAGGTTTCGGTGTTGAGAACTGTCTGAACACAACACCGTTTTGGTCTTCTGTCTTATCAAAGTGAAGATGCCCTGAATGTATTTCAGTTGTCGTTGCAATTCCCCACAAGTGTCTGCATTCATTAGCTAGTATCTGTGCAGGATTCTTTTTGTTGACATTGCCGTGTTGAATTGAAATAAGTACATGTCCTAATAAGTAAGCTGTGCGATAACGGTTATTCACATCTACTTGAGCTTGTTTAAATCGTTCTTTAATCCAGATCATAAACATGTACGAGATATCAAAGTCATGATTACCACCGACCGACTTAATCATCACGGTGTTAGCATTCTCTAACGCTGTAACAACAATGGCTTCTGTAAATTGCATAGCTTCATCAATTGCCTTTGGCATATCAACATCTTCAAGTATTGTGCCGCTAACCGTCTCAGTGCTGTTAATCTTATCAGAATGAAGCATGTCTCCAATCATCTCAATAACAATCGTTCCATAGCCTTGCTTAATGATGTCTAGTAGTTCTGACAACTTGTCTTGTACATCAGATAAATGAGTGATACCCCAATGGTTGTCCGTAATTGGTATGACTAGGTTACGCTTACGTGATGAATCTAATGAGTGTTTAACTTTAAGCGGTTTAATGTCACGTGTTAATACTTCGACTGCTCGTTTGATATCATTATCAACTTTAGGTTTAACCGTAATCTTAGACTGGTACAAATCAATCAAGCCATTCTCTTGGCTATTCTGTTGCCAGAAGTTATTGCGTGCTGATACGATATCCCAATCATCAGGATTAAAGCCGTGTGCTCTTAATACAAACTCTGGGTCTTTAGCTTGCTCTGCAGTCATTTGCATTGTCGTAGATGATGTTGTGCTACCGTCCTTGTTGATGACGATTTCAGTACCACGTTTCACATCTTTGACTTTACTCGTATCCTTTTTCAATTTGTCATATCTACTGCTAGTATGTCCTGTTGATAGGTATCGTGAAACAGTCCGTCTACTTAAATTGACACCAAATTCATCAAACAACTTTTGAGCTATTTTGCTAGATGACAAACCTTGTTTACCTAACTCTGCAACTCTATTCTTATGTTCATCAGTCCATTTTGTGTAGCCCATTATCGCCACTTCCTATCTTCATAAAAAGCATCTTTGCGCTTGTCTGTATTAGACTTGCGTTTAGATGCCTTCTTGTGTTTCTTATTATATTTTTGTTGCTTGTCTAACCTGCGGTAGATGTTTAACTCATCATCACTAGCGACAAGTCCATACTCGTCATCTATTTTCATAATTTTCTCCAATAAAAAAGCACCCAACAAGGTGTTTTAAGTTAATTTAAACGCTGATATGTCAACGTTTGCTATTTTATATGTACGCCCACACGTCAGAGCGTATCTGTGTCTATCTAAAGACAGTGTGGGAATTGTTTTTTTAATTGCGATAGGAAAAGAAGTCGAAACCCTATCTGGGAAGCTATCCCGTTTTATAGTTGTTTTTTACAACTACCTCCTAATCGAAGCCTGTACAATCCCTATCAGTGTAAGTTTGCACTAGAACAATCTTTCGTTCTAAATTATGTACGAGCAGCAGGCAAGCCGCTCATTAAGTTGTGTTTGCGTTTCCGCAATGTGAATGTCGGGGCTTGCACCCGAATGAGGGCTACTCCGAAACAGAGTTCTTGCTCATTCACCCACAGAAATCACCTAACTAGTATAAAGTCGCACTATGGAAGTCACTTTAAAGACTTTGGCGACTATGGTGAAAACTGTTATCTCCTAAAAGGAGTATTGACAGGGTAAGGATTTGCACCTTACAAACGATATTTCTAACCCAGTTGCTCATGTAAGGTACTGGAGCGGTCTGTTCCGCGACCTGTCATAATGATAGATATTTCAACCTATCTATTTTACATTACCACTAATCCTTTTTCCGAAGTGTGTGCAACGTTGCTTTTAATGGATTAGCAATAACCCTGTTTCAAATTATCTGATATTAACAATATAACCCTATATTTATGCATAAAACTGCATAAAAACCGCAGTGTTATAGGACTGCGCCTAATATGTGTTTGACTTCTGTGCGCCAAGCGATTGCTGTTCTTTCTGATATGTGAAACTGCTGCGCCACCTTAACCCATGTGACAGACTTGCTTGCATAATAATACGAAACTACTTTCTGCTTGTCTGGCTCAAACGTGGCTATCCAGCGCTCAACGTCTTCCTTTTGCTTTTTGAGACTGTTAAGGTATCTATCCTGCTCAATACGTATCACCATGTCATCAACTGGGCGTGTGTGTTTGTTCTGCGCACGACCGCCACCTATATTCTCATCAACTTCTTGACTGTCATACCGTATCGTTTCTATACGCTGTTTAATTCTTAATTCGAGACGACCAGAGAAGTAGTCTCTCAAAATGCTATCTACTCTATCCGCCAATTTTCTCTCCTCTTTCTACATGTTATAATATTAAAAACGTTAGGGGGCATTATGACTTTATTACTACTTCACGCTTTAATTCACTTTATGATTATTCTATTGCTGATCACTCTTCTAATCGGCTTTTTAATACATAGCCGTGGCACAAAAGTAATTTCTATTTTTGGTATAACGATACAGATATTGATACTTGTCTTTATAAATCATTATTGAGTTGAGTCACACCTTGCTCCTTTACCTATTCGTCAACTATCTTGATTGTTTCTGGGTGTAACCATGCTTGTGCAATATCTTCCTGTGTTAAGTTGCCTAGTAAATTTTCACTCGATAAGACAAATTTAGTGGTTCCGTCGTGTTTAAGGAAGCAATCAATACAAGTAAATAAATTAGCATTTCGTTTGTACCACATCAATTGACTATACTGTTTTTGGTTCATCTCAACCGTTGGCGCATATATGTCGCGTAACTGCTCCATAAATCTTATGGACTCACTTGGTTCTTGATTTGCATTCATTTCATCTAATACTTCATCAAATGTCATTTCCGACCTCCATAATATTTCAATACAATATAAGTAACTGCGACCATTGCTGACAATAGCATGCAAAACTCAATCGCATGCTGTAAGTTGTGTCCTATTTCAATCATTGTCACTCCTTATCCAAATATAGCGTTTGTTCTTGACGCTTCACGTTCTTCAATCTCTTTCTGCAAATGTCCGTAGACCTTGTTAATCATATTAGTGTTGCTGTGCCCAACCTGTTTGGCAATGTAGTTCATCTGAATGCCATTACTAAGCATGATACTGACATAAGTGTGACGCAACTTGTGATAGCTCACTCTAGGAATGTTCAACTTGTCTAGAATTTTGTATAACTTGTCATTTACGGTGGCGTTAATCAACTGTGTGTCCGGGTCAATCATTAGCGGTAGATCATCTCTTGATAAATTGTTTTCATCACAGAATTTTGAATATTTGATTAGCAAACTATACAAGGTTGAATCTATATCAACCTTACGAATACTGCTTTCATTTTTAGTTAACGCAAAACCTGTGTAAGTTTTGTAGTCCCAAGTTTTATTAACATCAATTTGCTTAGGTGAAACATCATTTATAGTTAAACCTAGTACCTCTGCAAAACGCATGCCTGTGTGAACGGCAACGGAAATCATCATGTAATATGTTTGTTCTGATGTCGGTTGTTGTTTCGTGTAAGTTTGAGTTAAATATATTGGCTCTTGATCCAACATTCCATCAAGTTTGAAATCAATATAGCTTTTTAACTTGTTAAATTCTCCCATTTCTAAAAACTTCTTTTGGTTAACCACTTTTTGAAGCTTATCATGATTCCAATTTTGTTCGACGCTATTTATCTTTATGTTTTGAATTTTTATACCATCGATATAGCCGTCTTCTACCGCATATTTTAAAGAATGAACAATCATAGTTTTAAAATTCATTGTGCTAAGCCGTCTGTGCGTTTTTCCAAACTGGTCAATTAGCCACTGTAATGCTAAGCGACTATTTTCTAAGTCTTTCAAATGCAAATCTGGAGCTAGTTCTCTAATACGGTGAGAATAAGTAAACCATTTTTGGATTGTAACTGGTCGAATATGTCCCTCTTTATAATTTTTGATAAACCAATCAAAGTAGTCACAGAATTTCATTCTGCTAACAGTCTTTTGTGCGTTCTTAATCGTGTCTGCGTTAAAATTTGGTTGTTCTACTAATGCTTCACTCATTCTTAATTACCTCTAACTTGCTTTCAATGTGTTCCTGATAGCGTTCTCCTGTCCATTCTTTAATTTCAAATTCTTTCATGACTTCATCACTGTATGGCATAACATTCAAACTGCTGAATGCCATGTAAGTGTCTAGATCATTTTGCACGAAGAATACGCCTCTTGCCGACCGTTCAAGAACATCGCCGTGAATAACAATCGCGTTCATGCCACGTATCATCAGATTAAACAACAGAAACGGTAACGCCCTATCTGATAGTTCTTCAACTCTGTACAAGTTCTTTGATGGCTTGTAGAAAAATGGACTCTTGTCTTTAATGTCATTCCACCACTTTGTAATGACAATTCCACCTGTACCAGCGGCTGGCTCATAATACATATCAGAACTACCAACCAACTTCGACATGATTGTCGCAACTGTGTCTGGTGTGAAATCTTGCTTATCTTTCTTACGGTTTGCCTGCTCTGCTTCATAGTATTTGTGGAAACCATCAAATGATAAGTCGTTGTCATATTCTTTGAGGTAACGCCGCATTGCTATTTCACGCCTCCCTTTGTCAAACAACATTTCCATAATTGCATCAGGTAATTTGAATGACTCATTTACACCAAAAATATCATGGATAATCGTCATCGCTTTTTCATCTTGCATTTATATCCTCTTCCCTTTGACCAAAACATCTTTGATAATCTTTCCATTTTCAGATGGTAGCGTTCAGTGTCGTGACCGTCAATTATCGTTAGTCCAAATTCAACTCTTCGACTATAAACAGTCGTGTCGTTAATTTTTAACATTTTTGATATTTCCGAAGTGTAGTAGCCTTTATCTGCCAACTCCTGAATATCATCAGCTTGCTTTTTGCGCTCTTCTAAACTACATCTTTTCTTTGTCCTGATATTATTTTTCGCAGCCTTAACTACGACCGAATTGTATGATCTACCTAAATGTTCCGTGATTGCAGAAATACCAATTTTTTCATAATTTTCTTTAAGGTATTTCGTTTCCCATTCTTCCCAATTCCTTTTTTCAATAAATCTTAGAGCTAAGTCCAGCCTCTGTCTTTTAATTTTAATAGCGATTATTGACCTGTTAAGCGCTTTGGCTATTTCGTCATCAGAACAACCGTTTCTATACATTAATTTTATTGTTGAAATCTCTTCCTCGGAGTATATCCGTCCTGCCATATCATTACTCGACCTCCAAAAACTTCCGTAAATCATTTTTCAACATATCATCCGTGAATTTCTTGTGCCATTCGTTCATATCAATCCTTAACTTGTTTGGAACTTTAAACGCTTCGTCAACACCTAGTAATTCATTAACTTTTTCGCTGGTGAATTTCATCTCATCACACTTTCTCTATTTTTATCGCTGGCCCGTATGCCACGTTGTTATTAAAATGTTTAACTTCTGATTTCAACGAATCGTAATCCCTATCAGATACAAACTCACCATCTTTATATTCATAATCGTAGTAACTATTGAACTTCGCCATGAAATGTTTGGATGCTGACGTTATTTTGTATACTGTCATACAATCACCTGACTGTTTTCAATTCTCAATCCCATTTGATAGATAACACCACGCATGGTTGATACACTAATCATGAAATGTTGCGCTAACACATCAATGCTTGTGATGCCGTCTTTCAATAGCAATCTAACTCGTTGTTTACGTTGCGCCATTTTGTGGCGTTGTAATGCTGACCTACGTTCAAACGATCCGGTGAAACGTCCGTCAGATACCGCTTGTTTATTATGTTTTTCTTGAACAGACTTGTTGTATTCTTCAAACGTCATATCAATACCTTTCCACTCTTGATTTCGTAACCTGATTCGTTAGCATACGCATAAACAGCAGTATTGGAACAGCCTATCTCATCAGCAATTACTCGAACGTCTGTCTCGCCTTGTTCAATCAACAGAATAAACTTTTCCTTGCGCAAGTTTTTTATTTCTGATGGCGGAACAGGTTTATCAACGAGACCTTCTCTGGCTAACAGCCTTCTTTTAGCGTATATTTGCGTCCTTGTCTTACCTAATGTGGCAGATATTTCATCAATTTCATAACCATCACTTAACATAGTTATCAATGCTTTAGTTTTTGTTCCACTCCAAAAATGGTCGCTTTCTTCTTTTCCAACCGCTTCAGGTTTTAATTGTCTTTGCATCCATGTGCAGGCTTCATCAAAACCTCGTTTCCTTTCCACGATACAAAATCCTGTTGCGTAGTTTGTCATTTTTTAACCTCCTCTATCTCAATCTTTAAGTAAGGTTTTTCGGTGTAAATCTTCCGACCTCGACCGTCTACAATGAAACGATCATCTTCAATAATCAGTGCATTCAATCTGTCCTGTGTTGACTTGCATAGGTTATCCCAATCACCTAGCTGTGATGATGTTGGGTATATCTCACTATTGATAGCAGATAACTTTTTCTTCTTGCTCCATGATTGTGGTGGCATGAACCCGAACACATAATCAACTTTTATCGGTTGCGGTCCGAATTTTTTAAATTTACTCCGGTTAATCTTTGCCCTGAGTCGAACTTCTAAATCAGCGATGTATGCTTTTTCTTTAACCCCTTTAAAAACTCGTCTCGTTCTTGGATTAAAATTCGATTGATTATGCGGTGCTGGATTAACTGTTAATTCTGTTTCAAATTTAAACATCTATCGAGTTTCCTTCTGCATAATAATTAATTCATCACGACTTTTTATACGTCTTTCTAATTTTTCAATTACTTTTAGTGCGTATACTCCAGTCACTACACCTCGTGGTGTCCCGTCTGGTGTTAAAAATGCTTGCCTCGCTTCTTCGAATGGACTTAGTTTTGTTCTTGTTGCCATCTCTATACCTCCTTTTTCGCTCTCTCGTCCACAGAAACCGTCTTATTTGACGTTTTAAATGTCTTTTAGTGTATTTATACCTAAACAGCGTTTAACGCCTTAAAAATATTGTTAGTGTCTATTTAGTATTTAATCTATGAACTTCTGCAATTCGCTCATCTATCTTGATACCTGTCAGGTGTTCCCTCTGCAAGAATGTTTCAATTCCCATTGAATGAGCCATCTGGTGATGTTCCCGACATAATTGCACCGCTCTGTGTTTCAAATGGTTAGTCTTGCGTCTGTCTACCCCTTGACCAATCGTGTCTAAATGGTGCAGGTCACTCGGTCTCTTGCCACATATCACGCAACACTTGTTCATCAGACACTGATATTCCCAGTGCGCTATTTCCTGTGTTTCTAGTTCGTTCAAAGGTTTCACACTCAAACCGATATTATGCAAAACTGCATAATCTAATAACATGTTGATAAACTCGTTTGTGTCCGACTTGTTGCCCTTGACTGCGCTCAGGCTAAATTCGCCAAAGTCTAAACCGTGGTAATACTCGTACATTCCGTAAAAGTGCCTTCTTGTACTTTCTACGGTTTCTAACCACGCTCCACCTACCTGTGACAACCAAATGTCATTAAGTAGCGCAAACGCAAATCTACGCTGTTTTGCTGTTGGTTCATTATCATCACTAGCTACCACCGATAGAACTTGTTTCTGATTGGTTGCGTGATACTTCTGCAATGTGTGCAAATCATCATCACTCATTTGCAATGTGACTAACCCTTTGTTTGGATCTAGCTTATTTACTTGTCCAAATAATTCAGTCACTAAGCACTCCTACACTATTTCAATGCCCCAATTCCAAGGTTCACTGTCAACGCACATGCGCTTTGCTAATGCATACTCCGCATCATCAAACTTCGTGAACACTCTCGGGTCTCGCATAATCACTCTGTCGTTTTCTGTACAAATCATTTGATAACTCATTCTCTGACGTCGTCCAATCCGTCAAACACAACTGTGTTCTCTGCTTTTTTTGTAATCAGTCGGCTAACAATCTTCTTGTTATACATGCGTTCCAAATCGCCCCTATCGTTGTTTGTGGTCACGATAGTGCTGTAACGCTTGTTGCCGTCTTTATCTTTCACTTACCTTGCCTCAGCAACTCGAAACCAGAACTGCTGTAATCTTTCAGTGGCACTGCCTTCGTTTTTCATACCACCAGCTTCTGAACCAAAGTCATCAAGTATCAACACATCAACTTCACGCATTGATCGCTCAATGTTCTTTATCTTGATAGCTGCTTCATTGTCGTTGAAGTCATACATAATCAGTTCTCGTAAGTCCATAACACTGACAAACATACTCAACTTATCCGAGTGCTGTTTCAGTGCATCAATGATTGCTAACACCATGGCTGTTTTACCAGTACCAGCTTCACCGTAGAACAGAACGTTGAAATTACTATCAAACATTCTCTTAGTGATGTCTGCTGACTTCTTCCAAATGTCGTGGGCTAACTTTTGATTTGGTTGCACTTTTGGATTCCACTTCTGAAATGTGAACGTCTGCTCACCGCTGGTTCCCCACACGCTATCTCGCTTGTAGATACGTGCCCTGTTATTAAACAATGCTTGCCTGACTCGTTTCTGGTCTTCACGTTCTACCTTTTTACGCCATGCTTGCAATTCTTCATCGCTGACCTTGTTCTTGGCAAATCGTTCATCGTTTTCTAACATATCTTTGAGGCTATTCATCTTGTTCCGTAGCCTCCGTTCTTCATTGCCGGCTTGCTAGTTACCTGGTTTTCATTCAAATAACTTTCAAACTTAGTTCCAAACAACGTTTCAGGCCTTAGATACTGTTTCATTTTTTGATCTGTTAACCATTGCTTGCTTTTAACATCAATCACGGTTCTAAAATCATCTAAACTAAATCCTTCGTTAAATCTTGCTTTGATTAACTTTTTAGTTTTAGTTCCACTACTTCGATATTTACTTCCAGTTTTTTCGTTCAAATAGTCAACAACTTCTTTGTAAGGGAGTTGGTCGGTTTCTTCGGAACCGGACAATATATCTTTTCTATCCTTACCTAACCTATCCTTACCTAACCTATCCTGTGCGGACATTTGGTTGTCAATTGGTTGCACTTTGGTTGTCATCTGGTTGTCAATAAAATAAGACCCATCTATATCAACGTTTAGAAGACTTTTTTCAGACCTGTAAATAGTTGGTTTCAATCTATCCTTGCGTATTTTATTATTTAAATTCCAATCCTTAACAACACTCACGCCATTTTGAAACATGATGATAAATCCTTTGGCTTTTAGCAGTGATAAATCATCGCTGTTTGCGCCATATGCTCTACTCAGCATTTTTGCATTACCGATAAATCCCTCATCATCTGCTTCCATACCTAAATGAAAATACAGAAGCTGACTAGACATTGGCATATCGACAAATGTGTCGCTGGTTGTTATTTCTTTACTAAACATTCTCCTTTGTGCCATGTATCACCTCTTAGAATGGTAGGTCGTCATCACTGATATCTAATGGACTGTTTCCTTTAGAGGCGAATGGATCAACATCAGCAACATTCGTATTGTTTGATTGACAGGATTGCGGCTGTTCTCCTCTTGGCTCCAATAGGTCAAAAGTATTAGCGTTGAGTTCACTTACATAAACTCGCTGACCAGCATTATTTTCATAGTTACGTGTCTGCCATTCACCACCCAGACCAACTAGAGAGCCTTTGTGTGTGAAGTTTGAAAAGTTTTCTGCCGCTTTACCCCACATGGTGAAATTGATAAAGTCCGCTGTCGGGCCATCTTGCTGTCTAAATCGACGATTAACAGCTACTGTGCCACTTCCGACTGCTTTGCCTGATTGTGTGTAACGTAATTCGATATCCTTAGTTAGTCGTCCCGTTAGGTTCACTTGATTCATTTGCTTGCTCCTCTGCTTTTTGATGCCATTCTGTTACTTTTGCTAATAATGCTTTGTAGTTTGATTCTTGAACGAATTTGAGGGCTGATACACCGACAGATTTTAAGGTATAGGCCATCATGTCTTTACCACTTATTTTTGATGTATCCGCAATCAATCGTTCTAATAATTGCAGTTGTTCTTTTGTAATAAGTTTTGGTTGCGGTGTTTGTTGGCGCTTTGTATTCTTACTTGCTGCATTGCCGTCATCATCAACATCACTTGCGATACCAAACGCCATGGATAAGCTGTATCGTCTTGCATATGTCAATGCTGACCCTTCTGCTTGAGCTGAGTTTGTTCCTCTGTTCCCTAAATCATCAGCAATTTTTGAACCGATTAAATCTATCGTTTCGCCATAACCAATAATTCTAGTAAGCATTACTCCGTTGTCGACAACATTAGTGAAAAAGAATTTTGCACCTGCCTCTTTACGAGCTTTTACGATTGAATTAATAACAGCGTCCAAAGTCACATAACTTGATTTGAACATTGGATTACTGGCATCTTTTTTTGGTTGTTCGATATTATTCTGTGTTTCAGCTAATGCCTCGTATAGATTTTGATAATCACTCATATTTCACCCTCTTTTGTGTTTCGTGAACAACGACCTTATCCAAATCTTCCTGTATAGTTTCACCGAATTCTTTCTTCAATTTAGTAGGTGTTTTGACTTCAACTGCTTGCCAACCATACTTTTTAACAAACGCTTTCTTGAGCGCTTCATCATCTTGGGCTAATGACTGTTTGTTGCTTTCTCCATAACTGATGTGTTTGAATTGAGTTCCATTATCTAAACGTGATTTCAATTCCGCATCAGTCTTTTTAATACCGCTTTTTAGATACTTGATCAGATACACTAAGTCTTCAAATGTTGTGTTATCTAACTGCTTTAACTGAACATCATCAGTCATAATACTCAAGCCAAACTTTTGACCAAAATCATCAATAATTGTTATTTCATTTGCCATAATTAATCTCCTGATTCTAACTGTGTTAATTCTTGTTCGAGTTCTTCTACGTAATCTTGGCAACCTTGAATTTCGTCCAATGCTGCATCACGTTCTTTGCATAAGTATTCAATTCTGCTCTGCTTTTTTCGCCATGCTGAACTTTCAACATCTGGCTGAAAATGAGCTAATGCATCTTGTACCATTTGCATTTACCTCGTTTCTTGCTATAATCGAGATATAAATTTCATTCAAATAATTTATATCCAGCGCTTTAACTGCTCCAACAGTTAGGCGCTTATTTTTTTGTTCTAAATTCATCTAAGCTGACATCTAGTGCATCAGCTATTTTTTCCATGGTTTCAAACTCAACATGCTCATTGGTACCGTTTCTAATCTCATATATTGTTGTTTTACCAATGTTTGTATGCTGAAATAACCAGTACCATGTGAGTTGTTTTTTCTTCAAAATTTCATCAATTTTATTGCTTTTTAAAGACATTTTTTGGCCTTGTTCTTTCTACCTAAAATGGTATTCTTTACTTATACAAACGTTCCTTTATACGAACTAACGTCTGTAAATTTGATAGCATCCGATTATCCAAATTGATGCGGAAAGGTAACTAAAATATGTCAGACTTGATTAAGCCAGGTACAGATAATCAACGACCAGGAAAATATCACGAAGTTGGTCCGCGTGGTGGTGAAGTTCCAAATCATAAACACGCCACGATTGAACCAGGTGATCGTTTACCACCCACAAGTAAAAAGGGAAATAAGTGGACTAAATGATATCGAATACGGCTATTTGTTTAGTCGTATTTTTTTGTGACTAAATATCCAGTACCATTTAAAGAAGTCAACTTGTATCCATGATTCGGCATACCTAACCCCATCTTCTTCATACTTTGTTAAATAGTGATGCATGTTTTTCTCCTTTTTATTTAACCCGCAAATATTTGTTGCTACCATCTGTGCCACCCATGCGTTCCAAACGGTGCTTATTACGTTGATGTTCACGTTCCTGTGATTCGCCTTGTATCATGCCGCCTACGAAAAATATTCCTAGCACGATTGCTACTGCTATTACTTGTAAAAACCACATGTTATTCCTCCTTATGCCGCTTGCAAAAACTTATTAATAAAGTATTGCTGTCCCTTACCAGTTACCTTTGGTGTTTTAGTTGTTACGTTTACCCCATTTGAGTTGATATGGTTATTCTCCTTGATTTCGAACAATCCCATTTCCATACTCTTTTGAGTTGGCATGTTGTAGTCTGTTCCCTTACGGCGAATTAGATAGCCATTCTCACGCAACCAGGTAAACAATCGATTAGCTCCTGTATCAATTCCATTCTGTTTCAACAGCTTGGCTAGTTCGCCAACCAAGATACTTGTTTGACTTGCGCTCACTGCATCAGCAAACAATGCTTTGGGTTTCATTTCAGCAATCAAGTTATCCTTATGATCTAATTTCATCTGTGCAATAGTTAATGCGCGTGCCATAATCTGGTCTGGGCTGTTCCATGCTTTTTCAACTTGAATGAAGTACATACGAACTTGCTTGCCTTTTTCAGTTCCAGACATCAGCGCAATTTGCTTAGCAGCATCAACCGTCAATATGTAATCTTGTACTCGTTGTACTGCCCCATTATTAGATTGCGAGGGTGTGGTTACATCCACGCCCTGATAATCTTCATTTTCAATGAGTTGTTTTGCGTTTGTTTCAAACCACTGACTGAAGCGATAACTCTTTTTGACTTCTAATGCCTGATACAATTCACGGGCATTTACTTGCGCTTCGCCTTGATCGTTTTGATTAATCTTGATAATTTCTTCCATGTTATTTACCTTCCGTAAAATTTTGTGTGTGAATCTATCCATTCCTGAACTGCCTTTTTCGGATAACCATCTTTCATATTTGGTTGTTCGATATAAGGAAATCCATCTGAATAGATATATTTATTAACGTTGTTTATGCCAACTCCTAGAAACTGAGCCAACTCTGTTTTATCCATGATTTCTGGTAATTGACTCTTGTGGAAAAACTTTATAATTTCATCTAGTTTTGCAAGTAGCTGTGTTACCATACGATCACTTCCTTTCTGGTGTTTGCTTTTGTGCTATCCTTTAGTTAATGACATGAAAGGAGAAACACAATGATAAAATTTGGAGATTGGTTAGCTGAATTTAAAGATGTTGATAGACCAATAGGTGATTTAGCAAATAACATGATCAGTGAAAATGCTATTGATACTTTCAACAAAGTTACATCTGTTGATGAATTGCCTTCTAACTTAACTGGAGAAGTTTTAACTGTTGCAATTCAGGCTTTTGAATATTATCTTATTGATACTTCGGTACAATAATTACTGTGTAATCATTTGGCAGTTCAAGTTCGTGTTTAGCGTATTTGAGACGTATTTCTACGTTCCCAATATCTCCGCTATCAATCACCTGGGCTGTTTTTGTTTTGCCTGCGTTATACTCCATGTGTCTCACTCCCTTTCTAAATATCATCGATGTTTAATAACTTTCTAACCTTCGCTCGCACCTCTCGTGATTGCTTGTTGATGGCGTAGGTGTTAATCGCTAAACTCAATACTGCTTCAGTAACACCAACCGCATTAGCTAGATCACGTTGTGTCATATCTCGGTCGAATAGACCGTCTTTGACGCGCTTTTTGAACATTTTTGCTGCGTCCACAATCATTTGTTCTGTCATATTGCCTCCTTTCCTACAAAACTTAGTAAGTTTCATATAATTAGTTGTAAGTTATCATTGACTAGTTGGATAAATTCAACTATAATGACATAGTAAACAAGCATAAACAAAGGACTACTAACCTTATCACTCCGCCAAGATAGATAAATTTGTAGGGGTTTTTGTTTTGCTTAAAACTTAGTAACTAACTTACAAGAATTAGTATAGTTCTTTATTTCCAACTTGTCAACGATTTCTGTTGGTTTTTTAGAACTTTTAATTCAAAAGAATGTATAGGTGTTGAGATGACAATAATTTTCGATAAAATAAAAGAAGTTTCTAATTTAAGAGGTATGTCAATTGATGACGTCAACTATAAAGCCGGATTGAGCAATAAGGCAATTTATGGGTGGAAAAAATCAACCCCGAAAGCAGATAACCTCGAAAAGGTAGCAGACGTATTGAATGTATCAATGGACTATTTACTTGGCCGAATTGATGAAATGAATCCCACTGCCTCAAATGACCTGACAGAGCCTCAAAAACAAGTTGCCTACTTCATTGACCCTCAGGCTACAAAAGAAGATATTGAGCAAATAAAAAAACTCGTCGAAATCGCAAAACTCTCAAAAAGAAGATTGTAAGGCTCACGATGTATGACGAACGTAGAATTTTATATAGATAAATTTCCGGATTACACATTTTATGGAATTGAAGTCCCGCACCACTGGTACTATGGAGAAGTGAACAAAGTTGGGGACGAAGTTATTATCTTCGTAAATATTTTGCAACCTGAATGGCAACAGATAGATACTATTGTTCACGAGGCGGGTCACGCTTTATTCAATATGTATGGTGATGACAAAAGGTGGTCAATGAAAACGATGTTAGCTGAAAAACAAGCAGAATATGTATCAAATCATTTTGACATCTAAGGTATAATTTAATTATTATGTGCCGAGCGTCCACATTAAAAAGCTTTAGGAGATATTGAGATATGAGTAAGAAAATCGTTGGAGACGATGGGAAGACTTACGTGCAAAAGAAGCCTTTTTACAAGCGCGTATGGTTCTGGATTCTTGTGGTTATTCTCGTGATTATTGCCTTTGGTTCAATGGGGGGCAATAGTGATAAGGCGACAAAAGTTAACTCAACAGCAAATTCAAAGTCATCTACAAAAGATGTAAGTAAGGAAACTTTTAAAGTTGGTGACACAATTAAAGCGGACGGAGTAACTCTAACAGTCAACAAAGTTGATTTTAATGATGGCAGTTCTATCTCACAACCAGATAGCGGAAAATCCTACGTGATTATAAACGTGACAATTACTAACGTTGATAAGTCAAAAGTTAGTTATAACCCTCTTGACTTCAAAATTGATGATAAAGGTAATCAAACTGATCTAACGGAAATGGTTATGGACGACAATGGAAATAATATTGTTAATGATGAATTGAAGTATGGAGACCTTTCTAAGGGATCTACAGTTACAGGGACTCTAATCGGTCAAGCCGTAAAAACTGATAAGTTAAAGCTAATTTACACCGGTTCTTTGTTCTCTGATGAAAGCAAGATAACCGTAGATTTGAATTAATACAAGCCCTTATGGGCGTACATAAATACGGCGCGATGAGAGGAGATGAATAATGTACATTACTTTCTCGAGTATAGTCAGTTACAACTAAAATGGGTGTTTATTGCCATTTACAGCATTGTAGCTTTAATTATTTTGGCTGGTGTTTTATATCTTTTATGGTCTAAATTATTCAACAAATAAAAAAAGCACACCCTAACCTGCAAAAGTTCACTGGGTGTGCTAAAAGTATACTACAAACGCACGGGGCGTTCTATTAGATTATAACAGATATAAGCCCTCTTTTTAAGGGAGATTTTTGTATGGCTTCAATATATAAAAGAGGTAAAACATTTACCGTTAGTGTATCCGTCCCTTATCAAGGCGGATATAAAAAGAAAACTAAATCAGGTTTCAAAACAAAAACTGAAGCAAATCAATGGGCTATTAAAACAGAAGGATCTAAGATTGATGGTGAAATTAATTTTAAACCGTCACAACTCCTTTCTTCCTATATAAGTGACTGGATTGATACATATAAAACAGACGTGTCACGTTCAACTCATGTTGGTTATGAAATGACTTTGAAAGCTGTTAGCGAATACTTTGAAAATACATCAATAGATCAAGTAACCCGTCACGATGCACAAAAATTTTTAAACGAATATGGGCTCTCTCACTCTCTTGCTACTAGCCAAAAAGTCAAAGGACATTTAAGTGGCATATTAAAGGATGCCGTAGCTGATGGAATAATAAGGGTCAATCCTTTTGAAAGAGCAAAACCGCATGGTACTAATGCCAAAGATAGCTCACTAAAGTTCTTAGAATACACTGACTTTAAACGTTTTATAGAATATCTAAAAGAAAACCATGAGCCAACTCATGATATTATGTTAGTAGCTTCTTTATCAGGTGCTCGATTGGGAGAAGTATTAGCCCTTACCCCTAATGACATCGGTAATGGAACAATCAATATCAGCAAGTCTTATGAAGAACGTTTGAATATTGTAAAAGAGCCTAAAACTCCTAGTTCAATCAGAACTGTAGACGTTCCAGAATGGTTAACGGATTACTTACTTACATTATCCAAGGACAACAATGAAAGATTATTTGATCGTCAGCAATCCAGTGTTAATCGTGAATTACAAAGAATATTAACACGATTAGATATCCCCAAAAGGATTACTTTCCACGGATTAAGACACAGCCACGCTTCTATGTTAATTTCTCAGGGCGTTGCTGTAGAATATATAAGTGAAAGATTGGGTCATAAAGATATTTCTATCACTCAAAAGACGTATTTACACCTCTTACAAGTGAAGCGAAATAAGGAAATTTCACACACCATCACGCTTCTTAATTCACTATAATTTTCGATATTTACTACAGTTTTACTACAAGTGTATCTAAAAACCTTATGTACCAGTACCCCTAAATCCTATTCAAAGAAACAGCTCGCAAACCAATGATTATGCCAATGCTAATTTTGGTTTAAGTAAAAAAACATCTAGAAAATAATCTAGGTGTTTTTTTATTTCACAAATTATTACTAATTCACATTACTTTGATTCAAAGTCCAGCGTGATTCCGGTGTCGTTGGTAAAATCATTAAAATAAAGAACCAAATATTTCCGATAATCGGAATCAAATCAATAAATATCCAACCAGCACTTCGATTTGTATCGTGCAGACGGCGTGCTTTCAAAGTAAAAGTAGCAATCCACACAATTATCATGACGATTCTTGTTGTCAAATTAGTAGACAAGTCACCAACAGTGTAGATATCTTCAATTGAATGACCTTGCATATTTTCCAAGATGCTAACTAATATTCCACCCAAAAAATAATTGACAATTAACGGTACCCAGTACTGTGTCCTTGTTGCCGTTGCATGCCAAGAAAACATTTTTGTCCAAAATTCACGATAAGCATTAATCAT